ATCTTGTGCAGTATGATCAGGGATTGCCGATTATTGCGGTAAAATTATATAATGACGGACTTGAATATACGATACCTACTGGCGCAACAGTTAATATAAGATGTGGTAAGGTTGACGGTAATTTTGTATATAATCCTGCATTAGGGTGGGATTCTGCTATGCATACGGTTTACTTTGAAGTTACAAAGCAAATGACCGCACTGGCAGGAGAAATAAATCCTATTGTAGAGATTGAGTTAAATAACAAGATTGTATCCAGTGGGTCTATTGCCGTGCAGATTGATTTCAACCCTGTACAGGAACAGAGCATAAGGTCAACAACGGAATACCTCACTGCTAAGCAATATGCAGAACAGGCAGTTGATGCAGCAGCAAAAGCAGCAAGCTCTGCTAGCCAGGCATCTGGATATGCTAGCACAGCAAATTCAAGAGCAAACGCCGCGGCATCATCAGCTTCAGGTGCGGCTAACTCTGCAAGTGCAGCTAGTACGAGTGCGGCGAATGCAAAAATCTATGCTGATTCAGCTGCTTCATCGAAGAATGCATCGGCATCATCAGCTTCTAATGCATCGGCATCAGCAACAAATGCCAAAAAGTCTGAAACAGCGGCAGCAAACTCAGCATCTTTAGCGCAGGCAGCATATGAAGAAATTCTTGGAGCAGATGTCGGCAAATTTGGTTCACAGCTTGCTAATGAACATTCTGTATTACAACCAATTTATGACTCATCTGGACAGAATATATGCGATTCAAGCGGAAGAGAAATACAGGGACGTATAATATTTGCTGATGAGAGCGAAGTTGTATCATTACGACAGCAGGTATCTCATTTAGATACTTTTATAAGAAGTGTTATCAGTAGATTAGGATATGTGACAGATCATGCACTGTTAGACAGTGACTATAAAGGGCTTTAGAGAAATCTGAGGCTCTTTTTTATTTTAAGGAGGATTAAAGAAAATGCCTAAAGTAACAGATTATTCCGCAGCAACCAGATTTGATAGTGGAGATGTGATTATTAAAGATGGTACTGGCGGAACAAAGAAAATGACAGCTGCAAATGCAGCAGTAGAGTTTGCCGGGCTTGTATCAGCGATTAATCATCGCAATGTATATAGAGGAAAGAACCTCGGCTCATCAGTTACAGCAGCCCAGAAGGCAGCTATTCAAAATGGAACTTTTGACGACCTGTTTATCGGAGATTATTGGGTAATTGGCGGTGTGACTTGGGTTATTGCAGATATGGATTACTTCCTTAGATGCGGTGATACAGATTTCACAAAGCATCATCTTGTTATTGTTCCGGCGTCATCACTTTACAATGGTCAGATGAATGCGACTAATACAACAGAGGGCGGATATGTAGGCTCTGTAATGTATAAAACAGGGTTGGATAATGCGAAAGCAAAATTTAAAGCAGCATTTGGAAGTATGCTTCTTACACATAGAACTTATCTCGTAAATGCAGTTGCAAATGGAAAGCCGTCCGGAGGAGCATGGTTCGATGAGACAGTAGCTCTTATGAATGAGGTTATGGTATATGGAACACATTTCTTCGAACCTGCAAATGATGGAACCACAATTCCTACAAAATATAGCGTATGCAATTCGCAGTTAGCATTAATGCAACTCAATCCGAAAATGATTAAGACAAGAGAAACATATTGGCTACAGAACGTCGTTTCTTCGGCTGATTTCGCTCTGGTGAGCCTCGATGGCATTACGAACTACGGCAACGCTTCGTACTCTTTTGGGGTTCGTCCGTATGGAATCATTGGTTAAGTAAAAATCTCCGCCCCTTGTGGGCGGGGTAATCTTATAGGAAAGGAAGTAATAAAAATGCATAAACCCAATATTAAAGCGGCATACAATGCAGTGAAAAAATCAACCATAAAACACAGTCCGGAAATATTGACCGGAATAGGTATTGCCGGAATGGTAACAACGACTGTAATGGCTGTAAGAGCAACACCGAAGGCACTAAGATTAATTGATAGTGCGGAGCTTAAAAAAGCTAATGAAATAAATACACCATATGAAGGACATAACCTCAGCAAGACTGAAATTATAAAAGTTACGTGGAAATGTTATATTCCAGTAGCTATAACCGGCGGTTTATCTATTGCTTGTCTGATTGGAGCAAGTTCAGTAAATGCTAGAAGAAACGCCGCACTGGCTACGGCATATTCTATAGCTGAAACATCACTCAAGGAATATCAGAACAAAGTTGTTGAAACGATTGGAGAAAAAAAAGAGCAGACTATCAGAGATGCAGTTGCAAAGGAGAAAATCGATGCGCATCCGGCAAAAGAAAGCGAAATTATATTTGTTGGAGATGGCGAGACTCTTTGCTACGATGTATTATCCGGACGATATTTCAAGTCAAAAATTGACAGGATTAAGAAAGCAGAGAACGACTTGAATAGAAGGATGCGAGATGAAATGTATATTTCTCTTAATGAATTTTATTACGAAATTGGTTTGCCATCTATTAAAATCGGCGACGACATTGGATGGAATATTGACCGAGAAGGATATATCGACCTTCGCTATACTTCACAGCTTAACGACAATGATGAACCCGTGTTTGTAATAGATTACGGATGTGGACCTAGATATGACTATAGAAACTTGATGTAGGTTCGCAAAATTTACAGCCACTATTATGGAAAGAATAATAAATTTTTAATCTGAAAGGAGATTAACATTATGGAAACAAATGAAATCATGAATAACGAAGAGGTTATGGACACAACAGAGGAAATCGTAAAGACAGCTTCCAAAGGTGGATTCAGTAAAGTAGCAACTATCGGTGTAGCTATGATTGCAGGCGGTTTAGCTTACAAGTTCGTAGTAGCACCAGCAGTTGGTAAACTGAAAGAGATGAAAGCGCGTAAAGGGTTTCGTGTTGTCGAGAATGAGACCACAGTTGAAGATGAAAACACTGAAACAGTTGATGAGAATGATTCTGAAAATTAAAGAGTTCTTATTCTGACAGAAAAGAGGGAGAGTACCTATAGCAAGGTGCTTTCTCTCTTATTTTTTATTATGGGAGGTATGTTATGAATCAGTATGCTTATAATGGTCCGGTTATGGAATTTGGCAAGTGCATTGCTAATAATTGGGCGGGGTCTACATACGCTGCATCTGAAAAGAAAGCAAAGAATAATTTAGCGTATCAGTTTAAGAAAAATAATAACCGTATGCCAGCATCGAAAATCACTTTGCCTGGGAAATTGTTGGTTATCAATTAGGAGGAATATTTATGGATTCAGAAAAAATTATAGGTTGTATATGCGGTATCGTTGGATTATTTGGAATAGGCTATGCAATTGGAGCAAGTAGTAAGTTGAAGAGTGTAAGCGACGCAGTAAATAAATCTGTAGATTCAATTATTGCTGACGGAAAAGTTGACATTCCAAAAGAAATGATAAATGAAACTATCCAGAACAACGTGAAAGAGATGGTTGAGACAGCTGCTAGATGGAAAGTCAATGATGCGTGTAATAAGGCTGTAAGGGAAGTCGAAACATCATTATTTAACAAAATTTCTGAATCAGCTGAGAACGCGGTAAAGCAGGCGTATAAATCTATGGAAATCGACGCTAAAGAGAAGATTGCTAAGGAACTTAGAAATATAGATGTTTCTGATTTAAAGAATGAAGTGAAAGAAGAAGCTGCACAGTTGGTTAAAGATAAATTATCATCTCAGATGGATGATATTCTGGATACTTATAATGCAAACCTTATGAATGTTCAGAACATATATAGCTCTATTGCAAAGTCAATGAGTGCTAGAGCGTAACTGAAAGGAGAATTGATAAATGGAAGAATACAAGTCCAACTCACATAAATCGAGAGAACGAGCGAAAGCTGAACTACCAGAAAAGAAGGTAGAAAAAATTGTATCCGGTTCTGTTAAGACAAAGAAAAAGAGCGGAATTAATAAACTTGCAGGGATATTTGTTCCGGAAGATGTAGATAACGTAAAAAGCTACATTTTCGAGGATATCGTTGTGCCTGCCGTGAAGGATATTATTCTCGATGCTGTTAAGGCGGTTCTTGGAGTTAAGAGCCCTAGTGGTAAAAGATCGTCCGCAGGCAAAGTATCTTATCGTAAATATTATGAAGACCCAGCACAGGGCAACAGAAGAAATTACAATTCACAGAGTTCTATTGGTGGTTGCGATTTCGATGATATTTACTTTGACACCAGAACTGAGGCAGAAAATGTATTGGCTGCTATGGACGAAATCGTTGCAAGTTACAGAATTGTAAGTGTTGCAGACTATTTCGATTTGGTTGGGGTTGATGGTCCTTGGACAGGAAATAATTACGGCTGGACTGATAATATCAGAAATGCAAGAGTTATTAATACCAGAGACGGATATACTATCAAGTTTCCAAGAGCAAATCCAATAGATTAGGAGGAAGATTATGTACGAGTCAAAAGATGTTATGGTATCGCATCCGGCACATTATCAGAGTGAAACTGGATTAGAGGTAATTGATGTTATTGAGGCATTTACATTTGATTTGAAAGGCATTGAAGCTACTGACACTGGAAATGTACTCAAATATATGTGCCGTTGGAAAAATAAGAACGGCGTACAGGACTTAGAAAAAGCGAGATGGTATTTAGAGCATCTCATTGATCATGTAAAACTTTTAGAAGAGGAGAACAAATAATCATGAAAAAGAATGAAATCATTACAAAGGTAACAAGCGCTGTAAATACAGCAACTATCAAAGTGAAAAAGCATAGCCCGGAAATTCTTATCGTAGCCGGTGTTGTTGGAACAGTTGCAAGTGCTGTAATGGCTTGTAAAGCGACAACAAAATTAAGTACGGTATTAGAAGAGCATAAAAAAGACGTAAATGCTGTGCATGAATGCTCTGAAAATGAGGAAATCAAAGCTGACTATTCACAGGAAGATGCTAAGAAAGACTTAACTATTATTTATGCTCAGACAGGTGTTAAGCTTGTTAAGTTATATGCTCCGGCTATTGCATTAGGTGCATTATCAATCACAAGTATTGTAGCGTCTAATAATATTCTCAGAAAGAGAAATGTAGCTTTGGCAGCAGCATACGCAACTGTCGACAAGTCATTCAAGGAATATCGTAATCGAGTTGTTGAAAGATTTGGAGAGCAGGTTGATAAAGAGCTGAAATATGATATTAAGGCTAAGAAATTCGAGGAAACTGTAAAAGATCCAGAGACAGGTAAAGAGAAGAAAGTAAAATCGACTGTCAATGTAGCTAACGCAGATAGCGGATATGCAAGATTCTTTGATGAGACTTGCAAAGGGTATGAGAAAGATACACAGTATAATTTACTTATGTTACGAGGACAGCAGCAGTATGCAAATGATCTTTTACATGCCAGAGGATATGTATTCTTAAATGATGTATACGATATGCTTGGAATTGACAGAACCAAGGAAGGTCAGATTGTAGGTTGGGTATATAACAAGAACAATGAAGTTGGTGATAATTTCGTGGACTTTGGCATCTTAGAAACAAACAGAGAGACAGAAGACGGATCTTATGAACCAGCAATTTTATTAGACTTCAATGTGGACGGTAATATATTAGATCTGATTTAAACGGAGAATTTGCATATGAAAAAAATAATTTGGATGGTACTACTGATAATCACCAGCTCTTTTTGTATAGCAGCATCACCAATCACAACAAGTGAAAACGATGAAATTAATGAGACAGTGACAGTTGAGGTTATCAAAACTGAGGCGGTTGAAGAAGTATCATTTAGTCCGAAGGAGGAAGTAGTAGTGCAAGAGCCAGCACCTCAAGACGTTGCCTGCGAAATTTATACTGATATTTCAAATGACGATATTGAGTTAATTGCTCTTGTTACTATGGCTGAAGCTGAGGGAGAATGTGAAGATGGCAAACGATTAGTAATTGATACTATTTTAAATCGTGTTGACTCTGATTCTTTTCCTAATACAGTTCATGAAGTAGTTTATCAGCCAAGTCAATTTTCTTCTATGTGGAATGGGCGAGTTGACAGATGCTATATTGACGATTATATTTGTAAGCTTGTAATTGAAGAGCTTCGTAATAGGAAGAATTACGATGTTATATTCTTTACAGCTGATAGATATGGGAATTATGGAACACCTATGTTTCAGATTGGAAACCACTATTTTTCAAGTGGAGAATAGAAAGGAGAATTATTATGCATGTAGTGGGATTAACATTATCAGCAGTTGCAGGAATTTGCTTTTGGAGTGGTCTGGCTGTTTTATTTGGTGGAAAGGAGCACTAATTATGGAAGGAATCGGTAACTTCATATCAATGATGGATTATATTCTCGATACCCATCGAAAAAGACATATTACAGGGGGCATTCTGTTGAGTGCCTCTTTACTTTTTGGCGGTTTAGCATTAACCGTTATGACTATCAAGACAGAGGGGGATAATAATGAACAGTAAAGTAGCATTTATTTTAGGCACGATTATTGGTGCTGGAATTGGTGTAATCGGTACATACTCATATTTTAAAGATAAGTATGAAAAGCTCGCAGAGGAAGACTTCAATTCAAGAAGAGTATTTGACGAGGATAAAAAAGAAGAATCAGTAAAGCCTGTTGTTGAAAAAACTGCTGACAGTAGAACTGTAGATAAACCGAGTATTACTGAATATGCAGCAAGATTACAGAAGGAAGGCTATGTGAACTATAGCGATATGCAAGATAAAAAACAGAAGCAGGAAATTGCTGTTGACAGACCATATGTTATACAGCCGTCAGATTTTGGAGAGTTTGATGATTACGAAAAAATAAGTCTAACATATACGGCTGACGGAGTGTTACTAGATGATATGAATGAAATTGTGGATGATATTGAAGAAGTTGTTGGTGAAGATTCACTTGAGCATTTCGGAGAGTATGAGGATGACTCCGTCTATGTGAGAAACGATGCTAAGAAATGCGATTATGAAATTCTGTTAGACCAGAGAAACTATCAGGAAATTTTTGAAACTCAGCCACATAGAACGGAGATGTAATGACCAGAGACGAATTAAAATTTGATTATTTCGATTGGATGTATGGTCTGGTATGTGATACAAAATATCCGAAGAAATTATCATATAGAAAGCTATTAAATTTTCTCCACAATATGGATTTCACATATCAGCTTACTATGGACAGCAATCGATTTGAGGATGGTATTGAACTGCGCTATCGATTTGGATACGAGAATGGATATGACTGCTCTGTTATAGCAAATTATCTGGATAATAGTCCATGTAGCGTATTGGAGATGCTAATAGCACTTTCAATTCGTTTAGAGGAACATATTATGGACGACCCAGAGATTGGCGACAGAACAGGACAATGGTTCTGGAATATGATTACTAATCTTGGGCTGGGCTCTATGGATGACAGAAAATTTAATGAGAATCGTGTTGAAGACATTGTAACAAGATTTTTAGAGAGGCAGTATGAGCCAGATGGGCAAGGCGGATTATTCACACTTGAAAATTGTCACTATGACTTGAGAAAAGTGGAAATTTGGTATCAGGCATGTTGGTATCTTGACAGTATTACTTGATTTGAAAGGAGATTACTTATTATGAACGATTTAGTAAGTTATATTTTTAGAAATATGGATGCTACAGATAAGCACCTTGTACGCATTTACAAAGCATTGGTGCATCAGAACAAATTTAATAAGGCTATAACATTATTTAGTGTTGTTACAACCTTAAATTTATTTGCAATGCGTGCTGACAACAAAAAGATGCAGCAGGAAATCGCAGTTTTGCGAAAAGAAATTGATGAGTTGAACGAATCGGAAGGAGTATAAAAATGTGATGTTGGATTTTATGGTGGTTTCAACGCGTAGTACAAAGCGCGGAACAATAGAAATCTATCCAAAGTTCCTTATTAAAAAAAGCACAGATCTTATGATTCGAGGTGGTGATTTTTACGCTATCTGGATAGAAGAACGTGGTTTATGGTCTACTGACGAACAGGATGCTTTACAACTTATAGACCGCGAACTGGATAGATATGCTGAGGAGAATCGCCAACGCTTTAACTCAGATATTAAAGTCCTGCATATGTGGGACGCTGAGAGCGGAATGATTGACTCTTGGCATAAATACTGTCAGAAGCAATTACGAGACAGTTTTCATACGCTTGATGACAAACTTATATTTTCCAATACGGAAACAACGAAAAAAGATTATGCTAGCAAGCGACTTAATTATCCTCTTGAAGAGGGGGATTTAACAGCATATGAAAAATTGATTAGCACTTTATATTCTCCGGAAGAACGAATGAAAATAGAGTGGGCTATCGGTTCCATAGTATGTGGTGAATCGCAGAAATTACAGAAATTTCTTGTACTATACGGAGCAGCTGGTACAGGTAAATCAACAATTTTAAATATTATTCAACAGTTATTTGAGGGTTACTACTCTGTCTTTGACGCGAAAGCATTGGGGTCTAGTAGTAACTCTTTTGCGTTAGAAGCATTTAAAAGCAATCCGTTAGTAGCTATTCAGCATGATGGAGATTTATCAAGGATTGAAGACAATACGAGGCTTAACAGCTTAGTATCTCATGAGTTGATGACTGTAAATGAAAAATTCAAATCGACATATGCGAACCGCTTCAAATGTTTCTTATTTATGGGAACTAATAAACCTGTACGTATTACAGATGCCAAATCCGGTCTTATAAGACGACTGATTGATGTATCTCCATCTGGAAATAAGTTGAATCCAAAGGAATATAAAACAATCGTGAAACAGGTCGGCTTTGAACTCGGAGCTATTGCGTATCATTGCCAGGAAATATATTTAGATAATCCAGGTAGATATGATGATTATGTTCCAATTTCAATGCTTGGTGCATCTAACGATTTTTATAACTTTATAGCTGATTCTTATTATGTGTTTAAAAAAGAAGATGGAACAACGCTTAAGGCGGCATGGGAAATGTATAAGAATTACTGTGAAGAAGCGAAGGTTGGTTATCCGTTATCAAGAAGAGCATTCCAGGAAGAATTAAAGAACTATTTCAAGGATTTTCAGGAAAGATTTAACTTTGATGATGGTTCAAGAGTACGAAGTTATTACATAGGATTTAGAACTGATAAGTTTGAAAGCGATGCTCAAACAAAGAAAAAAGAGACACAGAAAACGTATCAGATAGAGTTCAAAGAACAGGAGTCAATATTTGATTCTGTATGCGCGGATTGTCCCGCACAATATGCTTCACAAAACGAAACCCCACAGCAGAAGTGGGAAAAGGTAAAAACAAAATTATCTGCTCTGGATACATCACAAATTCATTATGTGAAAGTTCCAGAAAATCACATTGTCGTAGATTTTGATATTCCGGACGAGACTGGAAATAAATCTTTTGAAAAGAATTTGGAAGCCGCCAGTAAGTTGCCACCGACTTATGCGGAGTTGAGTAAAAGTGGTCAAGGAATACATCTTCATTATTTATATTCTGGAGACCCTTCTCAGCTAAGCAGAATCTACGACGACCATATAGAGGTAAAAGTATTTACTGGTAAAAGTTCGTTAAGAAGAAAACTAACGAAATGCAACAATTTACCAATAGCTACTATATCCTCTGGGTTACCAATGAAAGGAGAATACAAAATGGTAAATTTTGATGCCATAAAAAGCGAGAAAGGACTTAGGACACTTATAAAGAGAAATCTCAATAAGGAAATCCACCCAGGAACTAAGCCAAGTATCGATTTCATATACAAAATATTGGAGGATGCTCATAGTAGTGAACTCAAATATGATGTAACAGATATGCGAAATGCGGTATTAGCATTTGCAGCGAACAGCTCTCATCAGGCAGAGTATTGTATTAAGCTCGTCAACAAGATGCAGTTTAAATCGGAAGAAAATTCAAATGCTGTAAAGAATGATGATGCAAAGCTTGTATTCTATGATATTGAGGTATTTCCAAACCTGTTTCTGGTCAACTGGAAAATCGAGGGCGAAGGAAAACCTGTTGTTAGAATGATTAATCCGACACCAAGCGAGATTGAGGAATTAATACAGCTTAGATTGGTCGGATTTAACTGTCGACGATATGATAATCATATTATGTATGCCAGATTGATGGGATATACAAACGAACAGTTGTATAACTTATCACAAAAGATTATTAATAATAGTCCAAATTGTTTCTTCGGAGAAGCCTACAATATTTCATTCACAGATGTATATGATTTCTGTTCAAAGAAGCAATCTCTTAAGAAGTGGGAAATTGAGCTGAGTAACATGGCTAATGATCCGCATTCGAAGATGGACGATGAAGTCAGAGCATTATGTAAAAAGATAAAGCATCACGAGCTTGGACTTCCTTGGGATCAGCCTGTTCCAGAAGAGCTTTGGACAAAAGTAGCTGAATATTGTGATGATGATGTTATCGCCACAGAGGCTACATACAAAGCAAATCTTGGTGATTTCGTTGCAAGAGAGATTTTGGCAGAGTTAGCTAATGGTTCGGTAAACGATACTACCAATAGTTTGACTACAAAATTTATATTTGGAAAGAACCGTAATCCTCAGAGCCAATTTATGTATAGAGATTTGTCTGAGCCGGTTACGGAATTACCAGATGATGTATTAGCATTTTTAAAAGAGGCAAAGCCGGAGATGATGGCTGAGCCGTTCCACGGACCAAAAGGCGATAGCTTATTACCATATTTTCCAGACTATAGATTCGAGAACGGAAAATCCCTTTACAGAGGTGAGGAAGTTGGAGAAGGCGGAGAAGTATGGGCGGCTCCCGGAATGTACGGACGCTCAGAAACAGAAGATGTTGGTTCGATGCATCCTAACTCAGCTATATCAGAGTGCTTATTTGGACCAGATTTCACAAAGAGGTTCAAAGATATTTTGGACATTCGTATCTATATTAAGCATGGTGATTTCGATATGGTACGAGATATGTTTGAAGGAGCATTAGCCAAATATCTTGATGATACTGGCAAGGCAAAGGCACTGGCTCAAGCATTGAAGATTGCGATTAATTCTGTGTACGGATTAACAGCCGCAGGATTTATGAATGCCTTCAGAGACTCAAGGAATAAGGACAATATTGTAGCAAAGCGAGGAGCTTTGTTTATGATTGACCTTAGACATGAAGTTGAAGCACAGGGATACAAAGTAATTCACATTAAGACGGACTCTATTAAGATTGAAAATCCGGATGATTATATTCTTGATTTCATTTGTAAGTATGGCAAACGTCACGGATATGATTTCGAGGTAGAGCATATATTTGACAGGATTTGCTTGGTCAACAATGCTGTATATGTTGCAAAATTGGCTGACGATGATCCGGAAAAACCAGGAACATGGACCGCTACAGGAACTCAGTTTCAGATTCCTTATGTATTTAAGTGTCTCTTTAGTAAAGAGGATATTAAATTCGAGGATATGTGTGAAACGAAGTCTGTAAGCGGTTCTTTATATTTGGACTTAAATGAGGACTTACCGGATGTGTCTCAATATGAAAAAGAATTTAGTAAAGCTGAAAGCGATTTCAAGAAAGGGCTGCTATCAGATACAACATTTGAAAGCACCTGCCAGAAATTAAATCCGCTTATTGCAGAGGGACACAATTATCGATTTATCGGAAAAGTTGGACAGTTCTGTCCGATTAAAGATGGATGCGGTGGTGGATTACTTATGCGTGAGAAAGACGGTAAATATTATGCTGCAACTGGAACAAAGGGGTATAGATGGCTTGAATCTGAAATGGTTAGAGAGCTAGACAAGGTTAATGACATTGACAGGTCTTACTATGACAAACTTGTGAATGAGGCAGTAGATACTATTTCTCAATATGGTGATTTTGAAATGTTTGTGTCGGATGACCCATATATAACAGAAAGGAAGCAGGATATGCCAAAACTTATGCCTTGCGGAGATGCTAAATACGCAACTTGCTTTGACTGTCCGCACTTCAATGATGACACATACCATATGGATTGCGGAAAAAATTATGATATTTCAGAAGTGATTTCAAGTCAGGTGATGAATCCACCTGTAGAAACTAAATAACAATTAAAGGAGATTTTTATCATGGCTAATAAAGCAGTAGGAAACATTAAAATTGAAGGCGCTCACATTATGTTTAGGAACTTTAGAGGAGAGGAGACCAAGTACAATCGTGCTGGAGATAGAAACTTCTGCGTACTTATCGAAGATGACATGGATGCTGAGCAGTTATCAAATGATGGATGGAATGTAAGAATTCTTGAGCCTAGAGATGAGGGAGATGAGCCAAAGCATTATATTCAGGTCGCTGTAAGTTACAAGAACATTCCACCAAAGATTTATATGGTTACTAGAAGAACAACTACTGAATTAGATGAGGATTCTATCAGCACATTAGATTTCGCTGAAATCAGTAATGTTGATTTGGTAATTAGACCATATTCCTGGGAAGTAAATGGAAAGACTGGAATTAAGGCATATGTTAAGACGATGTATGTAACTATCGAAGAGGATGAGTTTGCTGAAAAATATGCAAGAGAAGAAGCTCCGGTAGAGAACGAGGTTCCATTCTATTAAAATCTTCGGGTGTCAGCTAATTATGGTTGGCACCCATTTATATTTTGAAAGGAGATAATTATGGGCGAAACTGACAAGATTGAAGACCGAATAGTAAAAGAAGAAATCAGCAATGCAATCAGTGCATTACAGAAATTAGAAAAGGCTGTAATGTACATTTCACGACAGCTTGTAGAAAAAAGTAATAATATTGATGATTTGCAGGCACTATCTAATATTGCTGATGGTGATTATTTTAATTATTCAGGAGATGATATTTCATCTGAGACTTTTAGATGGTGATTATATTTTGAAAGGAGACACATATGTTCTTTAAGAAAAAGTCATTTAATAAGCCGAAGCCACCGGTTAAGAAAGTGACAAAGAAATGGGAACCGACAATTGATTTGTCAAACATTGATAAGAAGAAAACGGTTGAACCAAAACAAAAAGTAGAAATAAAAACAGAAAAAATGCCGGTTGGGACATATTCAAAAGACTTTCTGAATGAGTTTAATAAACTGACAAGAACTCATAGACCATTTGATGTTTGGAGAGATTTTGTGATCATGTTTGCTTGTGCAATATCAAATCCTCTTGATAAATTTCATTATAAAGACAGAGAGGAAAGATATTTGAGTATCATTCATAAATACAGTAAGGACGAACAGATGATATTTCCTAAACTGGCTGCATATACAACGATGGCTTTGGATGCTAATCCAGAACAGGATTTCTTAGGGAAAATGTTTATGGATTTAGGACTTGGTAACAATTCAGCTGGTCAGTTCTTCACACCATATTCAGTTTGTCAGTTGATGGCAGATGTTGTTACTAGCGATTTAGATAATAATCTTCAAGATAAGTTGGAAAAGCAAGGTTATATTTCTCTTGCCGATGAATGCTGTTGAGCAGGAGCAACCCTTATAGCTGCTATTAATACTATCAAAAGAAAGATGGAAAAAGCAACGCCATCGATGAACTTTCAAAGACATTTACTGGTTGTCGGACAGGATATTGATGAAACAGTTGCTCTTATGTGCTATATACAAATTTCTTTACTTGGTGTAGCCGGTTATATAAAAGTTGGAAATTCTATAACAGATCCGATGACCACGGATGACGATAAGAGCAAATACTGGTATACACCTATGTACTTTTCAGATATTTGGGTGATTAGAAGATTTTAATAACAAAGAAAGGATGACACTATATGAAAAAGAGATATTCAATTTCTCAGAAAAAGTGCGAGCAGGGACTGGTAGCTTTTTATGGTTATGTAGCCGAGATGTGCAATATAGAAGTTACAGAAAAGAGCACATTTGATTGCACTAGGATTTGTGTAACGAAACCTGTGCAGGATTCCATAATACGATATTATTCTGAATATCAGAAATTATCAGATGAAGAAATCGGTACAAAATTGCTTCTGTGCGGACCTAAAGCAAATCTCATAGGTGCTGGATACGAAGTTGAAGTTGAGGATGGTTTTGTCATTGAGGGTAAATAAATGGCAGGTGTTACATTAAGAAACTATCAATTAGATGCAATAAAAAGGATGAAAACAGGTTGCATTTTATGTGGTGGTGTTGGAAGTGGAAAATCTTTAACTTCAATAGCTTATTACTATGTGCGAAATGGTGGAATTATTGGAACTGATATTTATGAACCAATGGACGACCCACCTAAAGATTTGTACATTATAACGACCGCCAGAAAGCGTGATACTTGTGAATGGGATGGGGAATTAGCACCATTTTTATTGTCTACACATGATGATGCGAATTTATATTCTAACAAAGTGATTGTGGATTCATGGAATAATGTGAAGAAGTATTCAGATGTAAAAGATGCTTTCTTTATATTTGATGAGCAAAGGGTTGTTGGTAGTGGAACATGGGTAAAGGCTTTTTTGAAGATTGCGAAAAGTAACGAGTGGATTTTGTTATCTGCCACACCCGGGGACACTTGGCAAGATTATATACCGGTTTTTGTTGCGAATGGGTTCTATAAAAATCGAAGTGAATTTACAAGAGAACATATTGTTTATAGCAGATTTAGCAAGTTTCCGAAGATTGACAGGTATCTTAATACAGAACGTTTAACCAGGCTTCGGAATAAAATTCTTGTTAATATGGATTTCAAACGAGAAACGGTATCACATCACGAAGATATTTATGTTGGATATGACACTATTAAATATAAGGAAGTAACTAAAAATAGATGGGACCCATATAAAAATGAACCCCTCCAGAATTCAGCAGGACTTTGCTATGTATGGCGGAAGCTTGTAAATATGGATGAGTCAAGACAAGTGACTTTGCTTGAGGTTATGGAGAAGCATCCGAAAGCTATTATATTTTACAACTTTGATTATGAGTTGGAGCTATTGAAAAATATTCTGACAGAATATGAAGTTGCAGAATGGAACGGTCATAAGCATCAACCAGTTCCAACAAGTGATAAATGGGCTTATCTTGTTCAATACAATGCTGGAGCAGAAGGATGGAACTGCATCACAACAGATACAATTATATTCTTCTCGCAAAATTATTCTTACAAAATAATGGCTCAGTCAGCAGGAAGAATTGACAGGATGAATACACCATTTAAAGACTTGTATTATTATCACTTAAAATCTCGCTCTGGAATAGATACAGCCATAGCTAGAGCATTAAAAGAGAAAAAGACGTTTAATGAAAGGAGATACGTAAAATGGTAAACAATTCAGTAAAGGTAGTAGGACAGATACGATTAGGTAGCAGTGTTCTTGATGTGTATGGTGATTTGGATGAACCATTGTTCAAGGCAGCAGATATAGCAAATATTATTGAGTATAGTTACGGAAATACGTGGCGAATGCTTGATATGTGTGAGGCTGATGAAAAGCTGAACCTACCAATGGTAGTTGCAGGTCAGAGAAGATCTGTAAGTTTTGTAAATGAGCACGGATTGTATAGTATTCTTTCACAGAGTAGAAAAGAAATTGCCAGAGCTTGGAGAAGGGTTGTTCACGATGAACTTATCAATCTCAGACGAACAAAAGGGTTTGATATTTCCGAGCAGTTTGATGAATGGAACAACGCTATGGACAATATATATTTCGACGAAGCAACTGGACAGCTTATGCAATCAATCACTACTCCTGGAGGAGATGTAGAACAGATACCATATAAAGGATAGGAGCTTTATGGAGAATTTATATTTTGAAGTTAATTTTGAAAAGTATTGCAAGATCTGCGAGCACAAAGATTTGGATGAGAAATGTAACCCTTGTTGTGAGTGTTTAGACCATGGCTGCAATACTCAATCAGAAAGACCTGTAAATTGGAAGGAGAACAAGTGAATAAAGGAACAGAGATAGATCATGTAATAGCATATCTGGAGAAGAGAAAATCCGAAGGATATACTCATGTGGCAGTTACAACTCCAGATAAAGAATACGATTCAATCGTGTATTATGACGAATGCAGCAGAAAAGACGAAGGTGTATTAAGAATCAGCGCCGCATGTTCGCATTGTTTGATGTGCATTAACTTTAATAGATTTGTTCCTAATAATGAAGGAAAGGTGGAAACAGAATGCGAGATACAGTATTAGTAGGTATTGATTATGATGATAAGACAAATACGGGAGTTCTTATTATCGGTAGACAACGACCAAATAAATCTGTGGATATTGTCAATGCAATTGACGGTCCGGAAGCTAAGGAACTGTTTGAAAAGTTAATCACGAAAAGGAGCAATAAAAAAAATGAGTAATTATGAAAAATGTAATGGATGCCCATATTATTTCGTGGAGATAGACAACTGCATGTTTGGAGAAGAAGATGTTCCAAACAATATGAAAATGAAATAGACAATATCGAGGTAATAAAATAGCACTAATTCATATTTACGAAACCCATGAGTCTTTATAGGCTTGTGGGTTATTTTTATTTAAAGGAGACGAATACAATGGAAAATAATATTATTGCAGTAGATTTTGATGGAACTTTATGTGAGAACAAATACCCTGAGATCGGCGAGCCAAATATGGAACTTATTGATTTTCTTATGAATTGCCAGTTAAACGGGGATAAGGTTATTCTTTGGACTTGTAGAAACGAGGAGCAGACGAAGGCGGCTGTTGACTGGTGCTCAGAGAAAGGGCTTGTCTTTGACGCTGTTAATGAGAATCTTCCGGAAATTATTACAGAGTTCGGTGGAGATACAAGAAAGATATTCGCGAATGTTTATATCGATGACAGGAATGTATCTTTATATTCTTGTAGAAAAAAGACATCTATGGATTTATGGGCTGAAAATGAGGTGGAGTTGGCTTGTGAACGTGAGAAATCTGGTGATGATGGCGACGGATTTTCTGAGTATGGCTGTGCTTGCTACAGAAGTGCATTGAAGGCATTTAACAGTCTTATGGAGGATGAACATAGTGGTATGAGTATTATTGGAATTACTAGAAATATTCTTAACCGCTTAATTGCAGGAAAGCCATTAACACCAATTGTAGATACTGATGATATTTGGGATGCCGGTGTTAGTTTTGAGAAAAATGGAGAGAAATCAATTCAGTGCAAACGAATGAGTTCTCTGTTCAAGCATGTTAAAGAAGATGGCTCAATTAGTTACAACGATGTAGCAAGGACTGTATGTGTGAGCATTCATGATCCGAACAGTACATATCATAGCGGATTAGCTGACAAGATTATGGATGAGATGTTTCCTATTAGTATGCCTTATGTGCCGTCAACTAAACCATTTTATGTATATTGTGAAGCTTTCTTATATGATACAGAAAAAAATGGAGACTTTGACACAGTTGGTGTATTTTATGTGATTACTCCAAACGGTGAAAAGGTTAAGATTAACCGCTTCTTTGCTAAGAAAGATAATAAGTTTGAAGAGATAGATATTTTCAAATATGATGCAAGAAAAGAGGAAGCGGAACAATTAAAGAAAGCTGGTGAAAAGAATGATTAATTTCTTTTTAGGATTTGGTAGTGGATCTATTCTCAGCGTATTTTGTTTGTGTCTATTACAGGCTGCAAGCAAATTGGATGAGATGGAAGAAAAATTTAGAGAGGAGCCGGAGAATGAACAGGAGTAAATTTATTCAAGGTTTAAACAGTAATATCGAACTTTCTGATAAAGAGCGAAGAAGAGCTATACGAAATAGCATAAATAAGAGACCTTGGAAATTGAATTGCACTATTGCTATGGAGGAATTTGCAGAACTCACACAGCAGGTTAGCAAACAAATTAGAGGTTATGGTGACAGAATTGGACTCATAGAAGAGATGGCAGATGCTTATATTTGCTTGAAACTTCTGGAGTCCATTTTTAATATCTCACCAGAAGATATGCAGAAAGCAATTGATGTGAAGATGGATAGAGAAAGGAAAAGATAGTGAATCGAACTACAAAAATTAATGTTCTTGCATATGCTTCACGACCAGAAATGGATATCAACTACTTCGGAGATATTGTGGAATATCAAGGAAAAAGATATTTTGTCAGTCTCTCTGAAGAAGTAGTTGAATTTCGTGGAATTGTGAAAGAAAGTGGTAAAGTAAGCGATATGGAGAATTCTGAAGCGAGGAGATAATAAAAATGATATTTGTAATTAATGCTTTAAAATATGATACTACCAAAATGGAGCTGATAACAACAAAATGTGAATACAAATATGTCAGAACGATGCTTAATATGACTCTCAGATATAGTGGAAAAAATGTAAAGATATTCAAAAGTTTAAAAAATCATTGGCTTTTGACATATGAAACAGATTATGAAAATTGTGCAGTCGCATTGTCTGAGGAAGAAGCTAAAGAATATCTTATGCGTTATGATTTGGAAGCATATGAAAAACATTTTGGAGAATTGGAGGAAGCGTAAATGATTGAAATTATTAAACCCGGAACCAAAGAGAAAATCAGTTGCAAATCGTGTGGATGTTTATTCAGTTATGAAAAAGAAGATATAGAAATCGGGCATCCACATAATTTGTATCCTTTGGCTACAGAAATCAAGTATATAACTTGCCCACAGTGTAACGAAAAAATAGAATTGGAGGATACAAAATGATGTTATACGTAGTTCATGGAAATACCTATTATTATGGATACGGGTATATCGAAAATATATTCGGTATCTATGCGAAAAAAGATGATGCAGAAGCCGCTAAAGAATTAATAACTAAAAAACTCTACGAAAAAGAAATTGCAAGGGGTCAGATGTCTGTTGTCACAGATATATCAGACATCGAAGTGGAAATCGCAGAAATTGAAGCTGGCAGACTTGTAGAGATCGAACTTGGAGGGTATTGTGAATGATTAAATTAGAGCATGTAGTTCTGGCAAGCCCAGAGCAGATAGCGTTTATTATTGAAGGGATGCGGAATCCTATGAATAGCTGGGAGAAGGGCGATAGTAGTTGTGGCACGGCAACCAGAGACACCAATGTTCAATGGAATGATGATTATTTCATCGGAACCAACGACGCCTATCTTATGCAACATTTAGCTAATGCCGGTACAGATCATAGAAAGTTCATGAGAATGATGCCGGTGTATGTGAGAATTACAGCACCGTTATATTGGTGGAAAGAATTTGATACTTACAAGGTTGGCACTGTTGCTAATAGTTGCAGTACCATGCATAAGATTCAGGCTAAGGAATTTAGACTTGAAGATTTCAGTTGTGAGCATCTCAGCGTTGTTTCTCTGGATTATTTGAGAAACAGCATCGAACACTTGAACTTTATAAGGGATGTCTACAATGATGATAAATCAAATAAAGGATCATGGTGGCAGATGATTCAGCTTCTTCCGAGCAGTTATAACCAGACGCGCAATGTCATGATGAATTATGAGGTGCTGGCGAACATTTATAAATCTCGCAAAGACCATAAGCTGGACGAATGGAGAAACTTCTGCGAGTGGATCGAAGAGCTTCCGTATTCTGAGCTGATTACTGGAGGTGTGGAATGAATGATAAGTATATAAGCATTATCACCAACTTTGGATGTCACTATACTTGTCCATATTGCATCGTCAAGAATAACAACTTAGATATTCCTAGAACAACAATTAACGGATTGGACTCATTGTGGCTCGAGATTGTAAGGAATCAGTGTAATTGGGTTTCTTTATCTGGAGGTGGAGACCCATTATGGCATTATAGTGAACACAAGGACTGGTATGATAAATTTTTTGAAATTACAGAAGATTTAAACATAGAACTTCATACGAGTTTACCTAATGTTGCTGGAGCACCATATGATGCATTTGACAGGGTAGTGTACCACTTACATAGCTTAGAGCAGTTATACAGTATCAAACGACAAAATTGTGCAATCGTCAGGGTTGTGTTTGTAGTGACCGAGAATTTTACAGAGGATCTTATTAATCGTATAGCTGTATTTTGTGCGAATTCAGATGATATTGACGAGCTTAGTTTCAGACAGATGGTAGATAATCATTATCAAGAGACCTATTACTGTTACGAATATTTAAAAGCTGGTCATAAAAAATTGTGGTGGTATATAGAGCAGAATGATTACAATTTATATTACTGCCAGAATAAAGTCTATACAGAATATAAGAACATTGGAAGATAGGGGACAAGCATTAATGCTGAAGTGGTTAAGAAAGATATTTCATAAGAAGCCAGATCCGTGTGATGGATGCGATATGGCTATGCTTACAAGTTGGATTTCCTGTGATACTTGCGTAGATGGATGTAATAAGCGGAAAGCTACAGAAAAAGAACTTGACGATTTTATGAAATATAGAGGAAGTCTTATGGGTAAGGAGTGATATTTTGACAGTTATAGTAAAAGACTACTGGAAGTCTCATATCAATGCTGTAATTTATGGATATTGTGTATGTGGGCGAGAGGTACAGCACTCAGCTAAGAAGATTGATGAAAAGTGCCCCTTATGCGGAGCAACTCTTGAGTGGAATTTATCAGATAAGAAATTATGGCATAACGGAAAGGAGAACGAAACAATATAACACATGATAAGTATGATACTGATATTTTAAAAACTCTAAAGTCTATAGATGCGAGTTTGAAGAGTATTGCCAAAAGTGTACAGCCAGTAAACACAACAGTCGTTATTGATAACAACTCAGAAGAGGCTGTAAAAGAGTTCCTAAATTCATTACATAGAAAAAATGTTCAACGGGAGGACACGAAATGTTAGCAAGAATTATTAGTGTTTGTACAGTACTACTTATTGTATTTGTAGTAATACCATCATTCAGCATTGGACTGATAATATGGTGGAATTTTATTCATTATATATTCTTCGAGCCAAGTAGAAATGAATGTGGCGAAATCGACGAATGCATCGGCTGTAATATTGAGGATTGTTATGATATTCATGGTGATGGTACAAACAAGAAGTGTAAATGGAAAAATTTAATCGATAAGGAAGCGGAGGAAATAAAAGATGACAATTAATGAGTTATTACCTATTTTAATACTGTTATTTGTGGTGTTTATCTTGGTATACACACTTACAACCAGAATTTTGGAAAGCTTTGAATATGAGTCAAAGATGGAGACACTTGGCAAAATTGCGAAAGCTATGATCGAAAGAGGTTCAAATGTGAATATTGAGAACCTCATGAACGAGTTAGACAGAGAAAAGAAGGACAAAGAAATAATTGGCTAAGGAGAAGTAAATGCGTATGATTAGTGGGTTCGGTTACAGAAATCCAGAAGGTTATCCGGACCCAACTGCGTATAGTGCAATAAATAATGTAGAGAAAGCACAGATTGAAAGTAAGACATCGCCAGAGGATGAAGAACGTTTTCACAAGCTTTTAAATACTATATTTACTATATGCGAGTTGGCTGGATTTCATATTGAAGGAAGAATTGCTATAAAAGACTGTAAAACAGGTAAAATTTGGAGGTAACAGAATGGAATATGATGATATTTTACGGACATTATGTGATGTGTGGGAAAGAGTTAAGGAAGCTATGAAGAAATTTGCCGAACGATTAAGGGAACTTTTCGGAAGTTTATCTAAAGTCGTTGAGCCTGGAAAGCCTATAAAGGTGACAGATTATCGATGTCATAGGGACTTTTACGTTCGTGCAGAGTATACATATATTCCAATATTCCGCAGAAATATGCCATATCACAGAAGAAATTTTTAAGATTTGGAGGTGAATATAGGAGTGAACAGACGTGGAAGACCGCCTAGAGATGACGGTGAAGTGAAAAATAAGCAGTATAGATTGCGTTTGTCGGACGGTGAGGAGTCTATTTTGGATGAATTATCGACTGAATATGGTATGCCAAAGGCTGAAATTCTGAGAAGAGGGCTTCGAATGCAGCATAATTTACTGAGACATACTGGGTAAATTATTAAAAATGTGTTAATTCTTGGATATCCATTTAATCATTTTTGGTCATTTTCTGCCCACTTTTGGAAAAATAAAAACGGGCAGAGACTAAAAAATTTGGGCAAAAGTGCGAAAAACATTTAGTGGATATCCAAGTTTGGTCAAAAATTTGGGTTTTCTGCCCACTTTTTAAAACGTTTTTGTCCATAGACCGAATGTCCGCAAACCCAGTATTTATGCGGGTTCCGAGTTCTTGGATATCCAACTTTGGTCAAAAACCCACTTTTTTTTCAACTCTAATGCGAAGAAAAAGTTTAATAAATATATATAATTAGCAAAAATTTTTGGGTTTTTGTCCAAGAAGGTAGTTCCAACTCAAGAAGTGACTTTAAATTTAATTTCAGCTATGGTATAATTTAAGAGCCACACAATCATATATTGCTAAACGTTTAAGGGAATGACTTTGGTAAAAAGTGTATTCTCTCTTTACTTGTACCCTTAGACGGAAAGCAAGATTGTGTGGCAACAATGGGAGATGCCTTTTTCGGTGCGTCTCTCAAATGGGGCGCACTTTTTATTTTGCGTTTCCATATTGATATTCTGGATATATGGAGGAGCAAGTGTTATGGCATCTAATAATAAATCAAACAAAAACTATGCTGGTGTTCTCGGGGCAATAGGAGCTGTGGCAGGATTAGTTCAAGCAGCATCACCAATGGTTGAAAAAGCAATGGATAAATCTAAAGATAAATCTGATAAAACTGATATTAAAGTTATAATTCCAGATTTATATCGTAAAGACTTTCCGATAGATTTGGATCAAGCAAAAATATTATTATCTGATAGCGGATTGAAATATTCCGAAAGTAAGATGGTCGTTAAAGATGCAGATAAGAAATATAAGGACTGTTTTAATTTTCAAGTTATCGCTTCAAGTCCTAAGCAGGGCACATCTGTAAATCAAGGAACGACTGTATATTTAAAATACATAACTCAAGAAGTGATTGATGCCAGTATAAAAATTTTTGAAGATGAAGAAAAAGCCAAAGCTGAACTTAAAGAACAGAAAGCAATAGAGAAACAGGAACGTAGAGACCACAGAAAAGAAAAAGTTTCAGAAGTAACTGATAAGGCAAGAAACACAATCAGTCATGTATTTAAGAAAGGAGAGCTTAAAGATGAGTAAGAATAGAAAGAAGCGTGGTACTGCCGGATTGATTTTGGATTTGGTACTGACCATTTGCACTGGCGGTCTTTGGTTAATATGGATACTGATAAGGTATCTGAGAAATAATAGCTAAATATATTTTTGAGACAGAGATGCGTAATTGTGTCTCTGTTTTTTTATACTCTTTTTTTTTGCGCGCGAAAAATACATTCCCTTTTATGAGGAGAGAGGTAAAATATGCATTTTTAACAGCATTCACTTTCTCTTTTGATATTTGTGAAAGGAGCTTACAAAATGTTAGAAAACAAATTCCAGGCTAATTTAATTAAAGAGCTTAAGAGGCTTTTTCCTGGATGCATCGTTATGAAGAATGATGCGAGCTATATTCAAGGTATTCCAGACTTGCTTATTCTTTACAATGATAAGTGGGCTTCTTTGGAATGTAAGAAAAGCGCGTCGGCTAGTAAACAGCCTAATCAAGAATATTATGTGGATCAAATGAACAGGATGTCTTTTTCCCGTTTTATTTGTCCGGAGAACAAGGAGGAAGTGCTATATGAACTTCAACAATCATTCCAATCTTGAGGGGCAACATGCTTTTCTTGGAGCTAGTAAATATCATTGGATTAATTACAGCGAAGATAAAGTTGCCGATGCCTATTCAAAATTTCTTGCTACTCAGAAAGGTACTGTATTGCACGCATTTGCTGCACAGTGTATTTCTTTGGGACAGAAATTACCAAAATCACAAAAAACTTTGAATATGTATGTTAATGATGCCATTGGTTATAAGATGACACCAGAACAGACATTATTCTATTCTGAAAACTGCTTTGGAACAGCAGACTCAATTTCATACAGGTCTGGATTGCTCAGAATTCATGATTTGAAAACAGGAGTAATTCCGGCACACATGGAGCAGCTTATGATTTATGCCGCTCTTTTTTGTTTGGAATATAAAGTAAAACCCGCTGATATTGATATGGAATTAAGAATTTATCAGAACAACGAAGTTCTGTATCATAATCCGACAGCAGAGGATATCGTTCCAATTATGGATAAAATTATCACCTTTGATAAGGTTATAAGAAAAATAAAAGAACAGGAGGGTTAATCAATGAATCGAATAGCTAAAGTATTATCTCAAATTTCAGATGATATGCTTATGCATTACGGTGTTGCCAGAAGATCTGGTCGATATCCATGGGGTTCTGGAGATAACCCTTATCAGCATAGTGGAGACTTTCTGAGCCGTGTGCAGTCTTTGAAAAAGTCTGGTATGAGCGAAACAGATATTGCTAAGACTATGGGACTTACAACAACTCAGCTTAGAACACAAATGAGTCTTGCTAAAGATGAAAGAAGAGCAGTGCAGGTTGCAACAGCCAAAGACCTTAGAGAAAAAGGTTACAGTTTGAATGAAATCGCTGACAAGATGGGATTTGCAAATGACTCATCTGTAAGGTCTTTATTGAATGAAAATTCAGAAGCTAGAATGAACCAGGCAAAAGCAACAGCTGATGTTCTTAGAAAACTTATTGATGAAAAAGGTATGATTGATGTCGGTACCGGAGTTGAAAGAGAGCTTGGAGTTTCGAAAGAGAAACTTAACCAGGCTCTTTATATTTTGGAAATGGAAGGTTATCCGATTTATGGAGGTGGAGTTCCACAGGTTACTAATCCAGGAAAACAGACAAACATAAAAGTAATCTGTCCTCCTGGAACAGAACATAAGGATATTTATAATTATGAGGATGTGCATTCTGTAAAAGACTATATTTCTTATGATGGTGGTGAATCTTTTAGAAAAGGCTTTGAATACCCTTCTAGTATGGACTCTAATCGACTTGCTATCAGATACAAAGAAGATGGTGGTATTAACAAAGATGGCGTTATAGAACTTCGTAGAGGAGTCCAGGATTTATCATTAGGCGATTCGCATTACGCACAGGTTCGAATAATGGTAGATGGAAAGAAATATCTAAAGGGAATGGCTGTCTACTCTGATGATATGCCAGATGGAGTTGACGTTATTTTCAATACTAATAAATCAAAATCAGTTCCTAAAATGGAAGTTCTTAAGGATATTAAGAATGACCCGGATAATCCTTTTGGTTCTTTGATAAAGGAACATGGTGGTCAAAGTTATTATGATGATCCAAAAGGAAAGTATACAGACCCCGTAACTGGAAAGAAACAGAGCTTGTCTTTAATCAATAAGAGAGCCGAGGAAGGAGATTGGGGTGAATGGAGTAAAACACTTCCATCTCAGTTCTTATCAAAACAGAGTCTATCTCTTATTAAAAAGCAGTTGGGTCTAGCAACGGCAGATAAGCAATCTGAATTTGATGAGATTTGTTCATTAACCAATCCTACAGTAAAGAAAACTTTATTGAAATCATTTGCTGATGATTGTGATTCGGCGGCTGTCCATTTACAGGCAGCGGCATTGCCAAGACAAAAATATCAGGTAATACTTCCATTGACAACCATTAAAGATAATGAGGTTTATGCACCAAACTATAAAGATGGTGAAACAGTTGCATTAATTCGTTATCCTCATGGAGGAACTTTCGAGATACCAATTTTGAAAGTAAATAATAAGTTAGCTGAAGGAAAGAGTGTTCTCGGTAATACGCCAGCTGACGCCATTGGTATTAATAAAAAGAATGCTGATAGATTGTCCGGAGCTGACTTTGATGGTGATACCGTAATGGTAATACCTTGTAATTCTTCAAAGAGCAAAGTAAAAATTACTTCTACGCATTCTTTAAAAGGATTAGAGGATTTTGATACAAAGGATGCATATGGTCCAGATTCTAGTAAACCTGTAAAAGTAGATTCTAAAGGAAAAGAATACTACACCAGAAATGGTAGAACATACCAAAGGATGACAAATACTCAGACTGAAATGGGTAAGATTTCTAACCTTATTACAGATATGACTTTGAAGGGTGCTACTGAACCAGAATTAGCAAAAGCTGTTCGTCATAGTATGGTTGTTATTGATGCTCAAAAACATAAGCTTGATTATAAGCAGAGTGAAATTGATAACGACATTGCAACTTTGAAGAAGAAATACCAAGGTACAACAGATTCAAATGGTCACTATCATGAAGGCGCGTCTACTCTTATCTCAAGAGCAAAATCTGAAACTTCTGTATTAAAGAGAAAAGGAAGCCCTACTATCAATGAAGATGGTTCTCTAAGTTACAAAGAAGTTAAAGAGACATACACTGACAAAGATGGAAAAATAAAAATTCGTACTCAGAAGAGTACAAAGATGGCTGAAGTTAAGGATGCAAGAGAATTATCATCCGGCACCCCACAAGAAGAAGCGTATGCAAAATATGCAAATTCTATGAAGTCTTTAGCAAATCAAGCAAGAAGAGAAATGGCTAATACTGGAAAGATTGCCTATTCTGCTTCTGCAAAAGCAACCTATCAGTCTGAAGTAGACTCCCTTATGGGAAAATTAAATGTTGCTTTAATGAACGCCCCTCGTGAAAGACAAGCCCAGACTATTGCCAATGCAGAGGTTCAATCTAAGAAAAGAGACAACCCAGATATGACAAAGGCTGAAATTAAGAAGGCGAGTCAGCAGGCTCTATCGAAAGCCCGCAATTCTGTAGGAGCTAAGAGAACTTCTATAGATATAACTGATAAGGAATGGGAGGCTATACAGGCTGGTGCTATTAGTGAGAACAAGCTAACACAGATACTAAACAATACTAACATTGATGTTGTCAGACAAAAGGCTACTCCTCGTGCCACAACATCACTCAGTACAGCTAAACAGGGTAGAATTTCAGCTCTATCTGCATCTGGCTACAGTACATCTGAAATAGCAGAAGCTTTAGGGGTATCTACTTCAACTGTATCTAAGTATCTGAATGGAAAGGAGTGAACATAGAGAATGGATGTAACTAAGTGTGCATTGACTACAATTGACAACCCTTATGATCCGTTCGACCAGTTCACCGAATGGATGCTATATGACGAGGAGAAAGGCTATCACTCGACATCGTATCTTGGTCGCATCGCAAGGACATCGGATGAGCTATCGGATGAAGAGAATGACAAAGAGATCGAAAGAGCGATAGACGAAATCATCAAATATGATTTTAGAAACATATACAAGAAAGTGAAGAAAACACTAAAAATCACGCAGACTGTCTAAGGGTATAGGGGGGTGTCTAAAAAACATACCCCCACCCATATCGCGGCGGTCTTTATTTTTTCCCCAGAGGGAAATTTTTGAAAAATGTTCTGATATATCAGCAGGGTTTTAAAGAGTTTATAGGATTGTTACTGAGCGGTGGCTGGCTCATCTTTAAAGGTTGTCTCCTTTCATATACAAGAGTGTAGTAATAGTCTCTGTAAACTCTTTAAAACCTTGCTGAAACTTTATGTAAAGTGTGCAGAAATTATTTAAAAGGAGGCGGTAACTATGAGGAAAGTTAAGCCAGACTCATCTTCTGATACTGCCAGTCAGCGAATGCGACCAGCAATTACACCAGAGGCAAGGCAGAAACAAATGATTTCTCTTGCAACTGATTGTGCTGAGGATTTAATGAGGTCTGGTAAGGCACCATCGCAAATTATTGTCCATTATTTGAAACTCGGAACAAAACAGGCAGAGCTTGAATTAGAGAAGACAAAAAAAGAGTTAGCTCTAACAGAGGCTAAAACAAAAAGTATTCAATCTTCAGAACAGGCAGAGGAATTATACAAGAATGCACTTGATGCTTTCAGAGGATACAGTGGACAGGATACACAAATGGAGAGCGATGAATATGAGTGGGATGATTAGGACATATACAGAGCTTACCCGTTTGCCAACATTTCAAGAAAGATTTGAATATTTGAAATTAGATGGTTCTGTTGGAATAGAGACATTTGGTTTTGACAGATATTTGAATCAAATTTTTTATAACTCAAAAGAGTGGAAACGACTTAGAAACGAAATCATTGTCAGAGATAGAGGATGTGATTTGGCTTGTGAGGGATATGAAATTCAAGGGAATATTATTATTCACCATATGAATCCAATTACACCAGAGGACATCATAAATAGAAATGATGACTTACTTAATCCAGAGTATTTGATATCAACAGTATTGAATACTCACAATGCTATACATTATGGTGATTCAAGTTTATTACCACATGCACCTGTAGAGAGAAGAAAAAATGATATGTGTCCATGGAGACATTAGAAGGAGGTTACTTATGAGTGAGGAAAGAAACGAAAATCAGTCAGTGCAGACAGCATCTGTTACTAAGTCATCAGTAGAGTCAGCAGATACTAATACAAATAATGAAAACATTAAAGTTTTTGGTGTTGTTGAAAGTTGCGGATATCTGAGAGTTAGAAAGGAGCCAGATAAAGAATCGGATGTCGTTACAACAATTCCAGTTGGGACGATGGTGGAACTTGAAAATGATGAAGTTATTGATGGCTTCTATGCTGTTCATACAGAAGTAGGAGATGGCTATTGTATGGCTGAGTTCATTCAGGTTACTCGAGCTGAAAAGGAGTGACTATATGGCAGCAGAGAGAATGAATGACAGTATATTAACATCTGTGAAAAAAATGTTAGGTTTGTCAGAAGAGTATGACGCATTTGATTTAGACATTATTACACACATTAATTCTGTATTCACAATTTTGACACAGATTGGGGTAGGTCCTGATAATGGATTTATGATTGAAGATAAAACTCCTGTATGGACAGATTTTATACAGGATAGTGGAATTTATCAGCTTGTAAAATCCTATATGGTATTAAAAGTTCGATTATTGTTCGATCCACCGATGAGCTCTGCTGTATTAGAATGCTATAAAACCCAAGTAAACGAATACGAGTGGCGGTTGAAAACAATGGCTGAAAATCAGGAGGTGACGGAAGATGGTAACAGCAACTCAGACTGAATCCGATGCGTCCCTTTCTCACCACGGAATTAAAGGTATGAGATGGGGTGTTCGTCGTTTTCAAAACAAAGATGGCTCTTTAAAAAATGCAGGGAAGAAAAGATATGATGAAGGGTCAAGAAATCCTGTAGAGAGGCATAGGCAAAAATTAATTAATAAATATGTTCAAAAAGGATATTCTAATAGTGCCGCACAGACAATGGCAAAACAAAGAATGAAAACAGAAGCGGCATTAGGTATTGTTGGTGGTATAACCATAGCAATCGTTGCTAAGAAGGCAGCAACAAGAATTGGACAAGATTACTGCGATAAAGTCATTAAATCTGGTAAGGAAATTCAAAACATTGGTGCAAATAGTAAAGCTACATTTAAAGATGCACCGTTTTATGCTGCTGTAAATGGACATGATAAAAAAGCATATGGAATGTTATATCCTAATGAAAAAAGAGGTATGGCTAAGAATGCGCTCGGTTCATCATACGATGGCATATACAAAAACAAAATAAAGGTAACCAAGGATATAAAAATGCCATCCGTTAATAATGCCAGAAAAATTTTTAATCAAAAAATGAATAGTGATCAACAGTTTAGGCAAGAAGTATTAGACACAATTAAGCAAACTAACTATGGATATAATGCCGAAAAATTGTTTAATACAAATCCTAAGAAATTTTACGACAAATTTAATCAGGCATTGGCAACACCGCAATTTCAAAGTAAAGGCATACATAATAAGTTTTATTCGGAATTAGAAAAATATGGATATAACGCGCTATTAGATATTAATGATACGAGATATAGTGGTTATAAAAACCTTGCTAAGAGTCCGACTATTTTCTTTGGGAAAGATGCAGTAGAAAAAATTGCAAGTACGAAGTTATCAGATGTGGAAATTGATGAAAATGTTCGTAAATATGCGATAGAATTAATGAGAAAAAATGCTGGAAAAACAGCCGCTGAATATGCAGCAGGATTCACAATTGCAAAAAGTATTTCTGATGAGAAGATGATTAGAGATTATTTAGATAAGCATCCGAATTCAGAACTTTCAAGAAAAGAAATATTGGATACGCTTAATAAGAAGTAAAGATATTAAGTTTTTTGCTGATTTATGATAATATTATAGTACGCCATTAAATCATTCTCTTTTATGAAGAAAGGAAGGTGTTAATAGTATGACAAAACAAAAAAATAAAGTGCTTGATAAAATTGCTGTTGGTAATGGTTATAAGGACAAGTTTGAATTGCTTAGAGATTATAATATTATTCCAACAGTAAAGATGCCTAAGCATAAAAAAATGGAGTTTGTTTCATTACTCTTAAAACATCTTAAAAAACGAAAGAACTTAAAAGAGCCTTAGCTTAAACATAGGCTCTTCTACTTTAAAAGTGTTAAAGTAAATATTTGATTACTATGAGGGACTATGGAAACATAGTCTCTTTTCATTTGCAAAGAGACAGGGAGGTGAATATTCAAAATGAATAATGAATTAGAACACCACGGTATCAAAGGTATGAGATGGGGTGTTCGCCGTTATCAGAACAAAGATGGTTCTTTAACACCTCAGGGCAAAAAGCGATATGACAGAGATATAAGAGATAATCTCGCAAAGAAAAAAGATAACAGAATTGATACAAGTCATCCGGATCCTAATAGATGGGCTAGAGAAGATTTAGAACGAAGTAAAAAAATCGTTGACACCAGTTCGTCTATGGTTCGCCAGTTAAAATCAATGGAAAGCGAAACGCGACCGAAATCTAAGCGAAAAAGTATGGATTTATCGAATATGTCTGATAAAGAAATGCGAGACAGAATCAACAGAGAGTTACTTGAGCAGCAATACCAAAAATTATTTTCGGAAGTTGAAGAGCCGAAGATATCTAAGGGACGAGAATGTGTTACGAATGTATTATCAGTAGCAGGTGATGTACTGGTGGTAACAGGTTCTGCTCTTGGTATCGCATTAAGCATTAAAGAATTGCGAGGTAAATAAGGAGTAAGATATGGCATTATCAAACACAGCCGTCCCGAAATATTACGGCATGTTTCGTGATGCCGTTATTCGAGGTGAGATACCAGTAAATAAGGAAATCTCTATGGAGATGAACCGTATTGATGACCTTATTGCAAATCCTGGAGTCTATTACGATGATAAGGCAGTTGAAGGATTTATCTTATACTGCGAAAATGAATTAACGCTTACCGATGGTTCGGATCTGAATCTTCTTGATTCATTTAAAGTATGGTCTGAACAAATTTTTGGTTGGTATTATTTCGTTGAAAGAAGTGTCTATGAACCGTCGGAAGATGGTCATGGTGGGCATTACGTTAAAAAGCATATCAGAAAGAGGCTTATTAACAAGCAGTACCTCATAGTAGCACGAGGTGCCGCAAAATCTATGTATGGTTCTTGTTTACAGAACTATTTTCTTAATGTCGATATCACGACAACACATCAGATTACAACTGCACCAACAATGAAACAGGCAGAGGAAGTTCTGTCACCTATTCGTACAGCCATTACCCGTTCAAGAGGACCATTCTATAAATTTCTTACAGATGGCTCAATAATGAATACCAGCGGTTCAAAAGCCAATAGAGTTAAATTGGCATCGACCAAGAAAGGAATAGAAAATTTTCTTACCGGTTCGTTATTGGAAATTCGTCCGATGAGGATAGATAAGTTACAGGGATTGCAGCTCAAGGTTGCAACTGTTGATGAATGGTTATCTGGAGATATCAGAGAAGACGTAATCGGTGCTATTGAGCAGGGTGCATCAAAGGTTGACGATTATTTGATTGTTGCCATTAGCTCTGAGGGTACAGTCCGTAACGGAGCAGGCGATACAATCAAAATGGAATTGCAGGACATTCTAAAAGGTGAATATATTAATCCTCATGTTTCTATCTGGTGGTACAAACTTGATTCTGTCGAAGAAGTTTCAAATCCAGATATGTGGTTGAAGGCTAATCCAAACTTAGGAAAGACAGTCAGCTATGAAACATATCAGCTTGATGTTGAAAGAGCAGAGAAAGCTCCAGCTGCAAGAAATGATATACTTGCAAAACGATTTGGTCTGCCGATGGAAGGCTATACATATTACTTCACATACGAAGAAACCTTGCCGCATCGAAAAAGAGATTTTTGGCAGTTGCCATGCTCTTTAGGTGGAGATCTATCGCAGGGAGATGACTTCTGTGCATTTACGTTTCTGTTCCCATTATCGAACGGGGCATTTGGTGTCAAGACGCGAAACTACATAACACAGAGAACATTAATGAAATTACAGTCTGCAATGAGATTGAAGTATGAAGAGTTCATCAAAGAAGGCAGTCTTATTGTTATGGAAGGAACTGTTCTGGATATGATGGATGTATATGAAGATTTGGATAATTACATTATTGAAAGTGGTTACGATGTAAGGTGTTTTGGGTACGACCCATATAACGCAAAAGATTTCGTAGAACGTTGGGTACAGGAAAATGGTGTATTTGGTGTAGAAAAAGTAATCCAGGGAGCTAAGACAGAATCAGTTCCACTTGGAGAATTAAAGAAATTATCAGAAGATAGAATGCTTCTGTTCGATGAAGAGCTTATGACATTTACGATGGGAAACTGTATTACTTTAGAGGATACTAACGGAAACCGTAAATTGTTAAAGAAAAGATATGATCAGAAAATTGATGCAGTGGCAGCTATGATGGATGCCTATGTCGCATATAAGCTCAATCGAGATATGTTTGAATAAGGTCTAATCTATATTTCCATATAAAAAAATATCTTTAGCTTTTGAAGCTATAATTTTTGTTCCTGCATAATCAAATGTGCCTCCGATGACCCCACCTACAATTGGTACCATTTTACCGAGGTTAATCACACCTTTGGTTCCAAATTTGGTTATAAATCGTTGCATTGCTATATGATTTATTTTATTTAATACTTTTGTAGGAATTTTTTGAATAGCTTTAATCGTTAATTTTTCACCAGCTTTAATTCCAGCTTCTTTACATAGTTTGGATATAGATGTACCGGTAATACAAATATAAGCGAGAGTTTGTACATCATCATTAGATGGATTAAAACCCGATATAGTGGCTATTGTTGCAATCATTCTTAGTTGAACATACCAAACAGAGGCAAGATTTGCAGGAACAGCAACAGGTAAAGTTATGGCACCACCTAAGCTTGTTAAAAAACCAGAAGTGGTACATTTTCGTACTTGCCATTTAACGAAGTTATCTATAGCTTTTTCTTTAGTCGAATATTTAAGTGTATATTCCGTAGCTAAATCATAACAGCTTTTGGTTTTGGGTATACCTTTTAAAGCAGCATCATAACAGTTATTTAATATATCGGACAATGTTTTTTGTGAAATATTCATAATTTAAAGCCTCGCTCTCCTTAAAAGATAATATATTGTATCATTTTTAGGAGGAGGGGGTCAAGATTCAGGAGGTAATTATGCAAAATGAACTATATCATCATGGAATAAAAGGTATGAAATGGGGTATCCGTCGTTACCAGAATAAAGACGGTTCTTTAACACCTCAAGGAAAGAAAAAGTATGAAAAAAATACAGGTAAAATTTTATTAAAATCGGCAGGTACTGAAGCAGCTATATTAGTAGGAAGAAATGTAACGTCACATGTTCTTGGGCATATGGGAGCTGATGTAATTACAACAACTGTCACCACAAGGTTAGCCGCTGCTGGTGCAACTGTTGTAAATGTTATGAACACGGGATGGAGTATTCGCAATAATAGGCAAATAAACAGCGAGTCGCCAAATCCTAAAAAAGCAGATCGTAAAGTTTCTAAGAAAAAAGAGAGAAAGATGTATGTAAATGCTTATAACAATGCAGCAGATAGGATGAATAATGGTTTAATTGAACAGTTTAATAAAAAATATGAAGGAAAAGATATAAGCGACATATCTTCGGCTGATGGTAAAAAATATATGGAAGATTACGAAAGACTTTGGAATAAAGTTTTTGCAGAGGAGTATGAAAAATTGAGTTGAATGTTTTAACTGGGGGTGATCAAATGAAAAATCAAAAAAAAAAACAGTGATGAATTAATGCATTATGGTGTTCTCGGTATGAAATGGGGCGTTAGGCGTTATCGTAATTACGATGGTTCATATACTCGTAAAGGGGTAAAGAAGTACGATGAAGCTAAGAGCAACTATGATAGTGTTAAAGCTAAAAGAAAAGCGAAACAATCGACGCGAGCAGAACTTCATAAAGCTAAGAAAAATCTCAATAAAGCGTATAAAAAAATAAAGTATGATAAGAAAGCTGATCAAGGAAAAGCATTATATGCAAAAGGGAAAACAATAACTGATAATGAGAGAAAAATGCAAATGATAGAAACTGGTATAGTTGCAGGTGCATCTATAGTTAATTATGGAATACGACAATATGGAAATGTTAAAATGGCTAATATTAGTACAGCAACAATAGCAGCTGGTGGAACATTAGTTAATGCATGTTTATATGCTAAAAATAAGTCCGAAAATTCTAAACTCAGAGCTTATTATGCACATCACTAAAATAAAAAAAAAGAAAGGAAAAATTCAAAATGGAATTAACAGTTGGCTCCAGACTGAAACACGCCTGGAATGCATTTCTGAATCGAGCCCCCACCTCCAATTATCAGTATGGTATAGGTGGAGGATATGCATATCGACCAGACAGATTTAGACTCACAAGAGGGAATGAGCGTTCTATCGTGACCTCTGTTTACAATCGAATAGCTTTAGATGTAGCCGCCATTAACATTCAGCATGTTCAGTTGGATGATGAAGGGCGGTTTTTAAATGTTATAAAATCTGGACTTAATGATTGCTTATCATTAGAGGCAAATCTTGACCAGACAGGAAGAGCATTCATACAGGATGTAGTTATGTCAATGATGGATGAAGGTGTTGTAGCGATAGTACCTGTTGACACTACAATTGACCCAGATATATCTAACGGATTTGATATAACGTCAATGCGAGTAGGAAAAGTGGTTGACTGGTATCCACAGCATGTAAAGTTGGAGGTATATAACGAACAGACAGGTGTAAGGCAGACAATTACTATGCCAAAGAGAAACGTAGCAATTATTGAAAACCCGCTTTATGCCGTTATTAATGAACCGAATTCTACAATGCAGAGATTGGTTCGAAAGTTGAATCTTTTGGATGCTGTTGATGAACAGAGCAGTTCCGGAAAATTGGATTTAATTATCCAGCTACCATATGTTATCAAATCAGATGCAAGAAGAAAGCAGGCTGAACTTCGAAGGAAAGATATAGAAGAACAGTTATCCGGCTCAAAGTATGGAATTGCGTATATTGATGGAACGGAGCATGTTACACAGTTAAATCGTTCAGTTGAGAATAATCTGATGAAGCAGATTGAATATTTGACGAGTATGCTATATAGCCAGTTAGGTATCACTCAGAGCATATTAGATGGAACAGCTGACGAGAAGACAATGCTTAATTACTACAATAGGACAATAGAACCAATTTTGTCGGCGATTGTTGACGAAATGAAACGTAAGTTCCTTACAAAGACAGCTCGCACAAAGAATAAGTCAATTAAGTTCTTTAGAGACCTATTCAAACTTGTACCGATAAGTGAAATCGCTGAGATAACGGATAAGTTTACGAGAAATGAAGTAGCATCATCTAATGAAATGCGTCAGGTAATTGGATGGAAACCATCTGATGACCCTAAGGCAGACGAATTGAGAAATAGTAACATATCACAATCTGACTCTGGAATCGCAACTCAGACCGATGATGAAAATCAAGATATAGGAGGAGAAATTCAAAATGAAGTATGATTTTGGTGGCTATGCCACACGAAACGATCTTACTTGTAGTGATGGTCGTGTGATTAAAAAAGATGCTTTTAAAGCACAGAATGGACAGACCGTACCATTAGTATGGAATCATAATCATGATGATGTCAATGATGTACTTGGGTTAGCGCATCTTGAAAATCGTAAAGATGGAGTATATGCGTATTGTGAATTTAATGACACAGATAATGGTAAGACAGCAAAAGAGCTTGTACAGCATGGTGATGTAAGGTCGCTTTCAATCTTTGCAAATCAGCTGATGCAGAAAGGCTCTGACGTAATTCACGGATTAATCAGAGAGGTTAGTCTTGTACTTGCCGGAGCTAATCCAGGAGCTTTTATTGATGACGTAATTGCTCATGGAGAAGATGGTTCTGGAATTATTGCTTGCTATGACGAGGGTGTAACAGTATTTATGCACTCTGATGACAAACCGGATGACGAAGAGAAAACTAAGGATTCGGAAGATAAGAAAAAAGAAAAGTCAGAAGATGATGAGACCGTTGAAGACGTGTTAGCAACTCTTACTGAAAAGCAGCAGACAGCTGTATATGCCATGATTGGCGCAATGACTGGAGAAGATCCAGAAAACAACAATGATAACTCAGATGATAATGAAGGAGGAAATGATAAAATGGCGATGAAACATAACGTATTTGAGAATGGTGCACAGGCACAGGATAACACACTTTCTCATGCTGACCAGGTGGCTATCCTTGAGACAGCAAAGATGAGAACAGTCGGAACTTTTAAGAATGCATTACAGATGTATGCAGAGGAGAATGCACTTCAGCATGATGCAACTAGCAGCGGTGTTGCAACAGGAGACCTTTCTAAACTCTTCCCAGAGTATGCAGAGGTAAGACCTGGTGCACCGGAGCTTATTACTAATGATCAGGGTTGGATTAGCACTGTTATTTCTAAGGTACATAAGTCACCAATGTCAAGAATCAGAACAACACAGGCTGATATCAGAAATATTGATACTCTTAAAGCTCATGGCTATAAGAAAGGAAAGCAGAAGAAGTTAGCAGGAAACTTCAATCTTGTAAGAAGAACAACAGACCCTCAGACTATTTATGTAAAGAATGCACTTAACAGAGATGACATTGTTGATATCACCGATTTCGATTATGTTGCATACCTGTACAGCATTGATCGTATGAACCTTAACGAGGAGCTTGCTAAGGCAATTATGATTGGTGACGGTCGCGATGATGGTGCAGAGGATAAAATCTTCCCAGAGCATATCAGACCAATTTGGCTTGATGATGACCTTTATACAATTCATACAGATCTCGACATTACATCTATGAAGGCTGAGCTTCAGGGAACAAATACCGGAGCAAACTTCGGTGATAATTATGTGTACGCTGAAGCAATGGTGCAGACATTACTCTATGCAAGAGAAGACTATAAGGGTACTGGTACACCAGACTTATACTGCACACCTCATATGGCAAATGTTATGCTCCTTGCAAGAGATTTGAATGGTAGAAGAATCTACTCTTCTAAGGCGGAGCTTGCTACAGCGTTAAATGTTGACAGCATCAATACAGCTGAGCAGTTCGCTAATAAGACAAGAAAGACTTCTGATGGAAAGACAAAGAAGCTTATTGCTCTTATCGTAAATCTTCAGGATTATTCTCTCGGAGCAACAAAGGGTGGAGAAATTACACACTTCACTCAGTTCGATATCGACTTCAATCAGGAGAAATCACTTCTTGAGACACGCTGTTCTGGAGCCCTTACAAGAGTCTACTCAGCAATTGCTATTGAGGAAGATGTTACAGATACTAAGGGTCAGCATACTAGCGACTTAGCAGGCTAAGATAAATCGTAGAAAGGAAATTTCAAAATGAGTAAATTTTTTGGAGCAATTGGTTATTCCGTATCAGAAGAAACAGCTCCCGGTGTATGGACAGACCATATTGTAGAGCATAACCATTATGGTGATGTTAATAGAAGTAAGGCTCAGCACGAAACTGGAACATCACTTAATGATAATCTCAATATTTCAAATGAGTTTAGTATTATTGCTGACCCATTTGCTTATGAGAATTTCCAAAATATGCGATATATCGTATTTATGGGAGCTAAGTGGAAAATTACGAGCGTAGAAGTGCAGTATCCACGATTAATTCTGACAGTTGGAGGTGTTTATAATGAGCAGACGACTTAAACTGCATAGTATTCTTTGCGGCATATTATCTTGCCCCGAAAGAGGAAAAGAGTGTCGAGCTTATTTTCAGCCACCAGCATCAGTTAGTATGAAATACCCCGCCATTGTGTATGCCCTTAATGGAAAAGATAAGAGGCACGCCAATGACAGGGTTTATTTGTCTTCAAATCGTTATTCGGTAACAGTCATAGATAGTAATCCGGATAGCGATATAGTGGACAAAATATCTGAATTACCAATGTGCAGATTCAATACAGCCTACACCAAGGACAATTTGAATCACACAGTATATGAAATTTATTATTAGGAGGAAATCAACATGTCAAAACTTACATGGGATAATGAAGGCGAGCGATTGTTTGAAACTGGTGTCAGTGAAGTCGCTCTTTATCCATTTCAGACAAATGGCTATACAAAGGGTGTTGCTTGGAATGGTGTGAGTTCTATTACAGACAGTCCTGGAGGAGCAGAGTCAAATAAGATATATGCAGATAACATTGAATATCTTAATCTTATGTCTGCCGAAACAGCTGGTGGAACTATCGAAGCATACATGGCTCCGGATGAGTTTGCAGAATGTGATGGTTCTGTAGAGATTGCACCAGGAGTATATGCGGGTCAGCAGAACCGTAAGAAATTTGGTCTTGCGTATAAGACTATTCTCGGAAATGATACAGAGTCAAATGACCATGGTTATAAACTTCACTTAACATGGGGATGCCTTGCTTCTCCATCAGAGAAACAGAATTCATCTGTAAATGAGAGTCCAGAGCCATTGGCTATGTCTTGGGAATATAGCGCAACACCTGTTAAAGTTACTGCGGCTGTTAAAGGTAAGAAACTTAAAGCGACAGCTACAATGACATTCGACTCAACAAAAGTTGATGCTACCAAACTCCAGAAGTTGGAAGGTATTCTTTATGGAACAGATAGTTCTGGATCTACAGAGCCAAGACTTCCAATGCCTGATGAAATCATTTCTATAATGACAACAGAAGGTTAATTAAATATTCAGTCTATGCGACGTATTCAGTTCGGCTGGCGTCGCTTTTTTATTTGAAAGGAGAAATTCAAAATGCATAAAGAAACTATTACTTACGTTGATTTCAACGGGACAGAAAGAACAGAAGACCACTATTTTAATCTCAGCAAAACAGAGATTACGGAGTTAGAGGTAAGTATGCCTGGTGGTCTTGCTGAGTACCTTATGGGAATTGTAAATGCCAAGAATGTTCCGGAAATTATGGCTTCATTTAAGAAGATTATCTTATCTGCATACGGCATCAAGTCGGCAGATGGAAGAAGACTTGAAAAAGGAGAAGAAATCAGCAAAGCATTCACGGAATCACCGGCATATGATGTGCTGTTTCAGAGATTATTCTTATCTGGAGATGTTAATGCTGCTTCTGATTTTATCAATGCAATCATTCCTCAGATTAAGGATGATGCGGCACAGTCAGCAGCAGAGAATAAGAATTTAACAGTTGTTTCGGGAACGGCACAGTAAATTCATTTGGGAGGTGTACAGATGCTTAATATCGTAATACCTTCAGTTGAATTATGGGATGAAAAGAATGAACAGTTCATCCATACAAAGGAACGAAAATTACAGTTAGAGCATTCTCTGGTTTCAGTTGCTAAATGGGAAGCCAAGTGGAATAAGCCTTTTATAAACAAGAAAGAGAAAACTACAGCGGAAATTATCGACTATGTGCGATGTATGACCATTACACAAAATGTACCAGATGATTGCTACAACTATTTAACAATAGCAAACATAGAAGAAGTGAATAGGTATATTGCGTTACCAATGACTGCTACTTGGTTCACTGAAACAAAAAAGAAAATAACAACAAATCGAGAGCAGATTACAGCGGAACTTATTTATTACTGGATGATTAGTTTCAATATTCCTATGGAATGTCAGAAATGGCATTTGAACAGATTGCTTACTTTGATAAGGGTATTCAATGAGAAGAATCAACCTAAAAAGAAGATGAGTCAGCAGGAACTATATCGTCAGCACGCTGCAATAAATGCTGCGAATAGAAAGAGATTTCATTCAAAAGGATAGGAGGAAATACTATGGGACTTAATGGTATTGATATTAGCGGTTGGCAGGAAGGTATTGATTTATCTGCTGTTGCCGCTGATTTTGTAATTATGAAAGCTACTCAGGGTACTGGATTTGTCAGCAAAGATTTTGTTAGACAGTATCAGCAAGCAAAAGAAAATGGAAAGCTCGTCGGATGTTATCACTATGCCGAGGGAGGCGATTATGTTGCAGAGGCAAACCATTTCCTTGATGTTGTTGGAAATCGCGTCGGAGAAGCTATTCTTTGTCTTGATTGGGAAGGACAGGATAATCCAACATTTGGTAAGAACGATTTCGATTGGGTTAAAGGATTCTGTGATTATGTATTCTCTAAGACTGGCGTAAAACCACTTGTCTATATTCAGAAGAGTGCTATGGAAAGAATTGACGGTATTGGTGATTACGGATTATGGATTGCACAGTATCCAGATTACACACCAACTGGATACCAGGAGACACCTTGGAATGAGGGGGCTTATGCGTGTGCTATTAGACAGTATAGTTCAGTTGGTCAGATTAGCGGATATAACGGGAATCTTGACCTTGATAAGTTCTATGGTGACGCTGATGCTTGGAAAGCATATGCCGCTGTAAATGGAGAGAGCCCATCACCAGAACCGACACCTCAGCCGGTAGTTAATACTCCAGATGGTTCTACCCTTGAATTAGTTGAAAGAACTATGAACGGCGAATTTGGAGATGGTGACGACAGAAGAAACAATCTTGGAACACGATATGATGAGGTACAGAGCTTCATTAACCATATCTATGAAGCATCTGCTAATGATTTGGCAAATGAGGTTCGTTCTGGAAAGTATGGTAATGGCGATACAAGAAAGGCGGTTTTGGGAAACCGTTATTCAGAGGTACAGGGCATTGTAAATGGTGAAGCAGAAAAGAAATACTATACAATTCAGTCTGGCGATGTGTTATCAAAAATCGCTGCTGCTAATGGTACTACCGTTGACAACCTTGTGCGTCTTAATGGTATTAGTAATCCGGATCTGATTTATGCAGGTACGAAGATTAGAGTTAAGTAGGGGTAAATATATATGATCAGTTTCAGACAAAAGGGCGACTTCCACAAGCTTACCAGATATCTGGAAAGAGTGAAAGAAGTAGCACAAATAGGCGACCTTGATAAGTATGGTCGTCAAGGTGTGGCAGCCCTTGCGTCTGCTACGCCGAGAGATACTGGAAAAACTGCAAATTCGTGGAATTACGAAATCAAGCAGGATAAGGATTCAGTGTCTATTAGTTTTTATAACACAAATATTCAAAATGGAGTTCCAATCGCAATTATCTTGCAGTATGGACATGGAACTCGTAACGGAGGCTGGGTACAGGGTCGAGATTATATCAATCCTGCTATTCAGCCTATTTTTGACGAAATTGTCAAATCGGCGTGGAAGGAGGTTACAAGTCTATGAGTACAACTGTTGATCAAAGAGTCGTCGAAATGCGATTTGATAATAAGCAGTTTGAAAACAATATTCAGACAAGCTTATCTTCTATAGACAAACTTAAAAAGAGCTTGAATATGGATGGAGCAACAAAAGGACTTGAAAGTGTTGAAAAAGCCTCTGGTAAGATAAATCTTTCCGGATTATCGAATGCCGTTGAAACTGTTAATGCTAAATTTTCAGCATTAGAAGTAATGGCAATTACGGCATTGGCAAATATTACAAATTCGGCAGTAAATGCAGGTAAAAGTATTGTATCGGCATTAACTATTGATCCAATCAAAACAGGATTTCAAGAATATGAAACGCAGATTAATGCAGTTCAGACAATCTTAGCAAATACTTCATCAAAGGGAACCACCCTTGACCAGGTTAATAATGCATTAGATGAGTTAAACCACTATGCAGATATGACCATTTATAATTTTACGGAGATGACACGTAATATTGGTACCTTTACAGCGGCGGGTGTTGATTTGGATACCTCTGTTTCTGCAATTAAAGGTATTGCCAACCTTGCCGCTGTATCAGGTTCAAATTCACAGCAGGCAAGTACAGCAATGTATCAGTTATCACAGGCATTAGCAGCAGGAACAGTAAAATTACAAGACTGGAACTCTGTTGTAAATGCCGGTATGGGTGGTCAGGTATTCCAGGATGCTTTAAAAGAAACAGCAAGAGTGCATGGAATAGCTATTGATGACATGATTAAAGATGAAGGGTCATTCAGAGAAACTTTACAGAAAGGCTGGTTGACATCTGACATCTTAACCGAGACATTATCTAAGTTTACAGGTGACTTGAACGAGGAGCAGCTCAGAACTATGGGTTACTCAGAAGAGCAGATAGCATCAATAATCAAAATGGGTCAGACTGCTAATGATGCCGCTACAAAAGTAAAGACATTTTCCCAGTTATTTGACACATTAAAGGAAGCTGCACAGTCTGGCTGGACCCAGAGTTGGGAAATTATCGTTGGTGACTTTGAAGAAGCGAAAGAATTACTCACAGAGATGAGTGATACATTCAGCGCAATTATAAATTCATCGGCGGATGCCAGAAATAGTATGTTGCAGGGCTGGAAAGATTTGGGAGGAAGAACAGCACTTATAGAAGCAGCTAGAAATGCTTTTGAGGGAGTGCTTAGTATTATTAAGCCTGTGAAAGAAGCATTCCGCGAAATCTTCCCACCAATGACGGCGCAACAACTGTACAACATTACAGATGCGTTAAGAAATCTGACAGCACATCTGAAACTCAGCGATACGAATTCGGAAAATTTAAAAAGAACATTCAAAGGTTTGTTTGCAGTAATCGACATTGTTAAACAAGCATTCATAGCGGTTGCAAAAGGCGTTGGTTCTCTATTAGGAGGAACTGGCGACTTAGCTAGTTCTATTTTATCGGTAACGGCACGCTTCGGAGATTGGCTTGTGAAACTTGATGAAACTATCAAGAAAACAGATATATTCAATGTCGCTATACAGACCGTGATTAAATATATAAAAACAGGTGCGGCAGTAGCAACAGATTTAATTGACAAAGCTGTTGACGCAGTCACAAGATTCGCAAATGCTATAAAGCAGAAGTATGATACCGGCGGATTTGCAGTTATTCATTCTGTTCTGGAAAGAGTACATACAAGAATGTCAGAAGTTGGAGAAGCTGCTGACGGAATGCGAAGTGGTGTTGAAATTGCAATTGGTGCAATGGGTAAAGCACTCGAAAACTCTAAGTTTTTACAAGCACTCCAGGCATTATGGGATGGTGTAAAGACTATTGGAACTGGTATTGCAAAAGCGATGAAAACTCTTGCTAGCGGATTTGTAGAAGATATCAGTGACGTCAATTTCTCAAGTGTGTTTGATGTTCTCAGTGGAATTTCATTAGCCGGAATTGCGGTTGGAATTAATAAGTTCCTTAAAGGAATCACAGATGCAGTAAGCGACGTTACGAAACTAACAGACCAAATTAAGGGGATTCTTGATAGCGTTAGAGGTTGCTTTGAAGCATATCAGACACAATTGAAAGCAGGAACTTTGATTAAGATTGCCAGTGCAATTGCAATTCTTACAGGCGCGATTGTGGTGCTTTCGCTTATTGACTCTGCAAAATTAGCATCAGCTATTACAGCATTAACAGGATTATTTGCGGAACTTATGACATCTATGGCTATCTTTACAAAGATAAGTGGAGATCTTAAGAATGCAGGAAAGACGGCTACAATTATGTTGGGATTATCAGTTTCAGTGTTAATTCTTGCATCAGCATTGAAAAAGATTGCGTCTTTGAGTTGGAACGAGATAGCGAAAGGACTTACCGGTATTACAGTAATTTCTGGCGTATTGGCAGGAGTTGCAAAAGTTATTTCAAAAGATGAAAAGACAATTGCAAAAGGAGCGTTCAATCTTATATTCCTGGCGACAGCTGTTAAGATATTAGCATCTGCCTGTAAAGATATATCGCAACTTAGTTGGAGCGAACTTGCTAAGGGACTTACTGGAGTAGGTGTTCTGATGGCAGAAATAGCTTTATTCTTGAACACGGCTAAATTTAGTGGAAAAGCAGTATCAACAGCAACGGGAATTCTTGTGCTGTCAGCTGCTATAAAAGTATTAGCATCTGCTTGCAAAGATTTCGGTTCTATGCAGTGGAGTGAGATTGGAAAAGGTCTAACAAGTATTGGTATATTACTTACAGAGATTGCAGCATTTACAAACCTTACAGGAAATGCTAAGCATGTTGTATCTACTGGAGTTGCGTTAATTGCTATTGCAGGGGCTATGAAAATTATGGCATCGGCAGTACAAGATTTCGGTTCTATGCAGTGGGATGAAATCGGCAGGGGACTGACTGTTATGGCAGGAGCATTAGCAGAGATTACATTAGCTGTCAATTTAATGCCTAAAAATATGGTGTCAACCGGTGTTGGTCTCATCGCAGTTGCCAGTGCACTTACAATCTTATCAAATGTTTTAAGCTCGATGGGTAATTTCACATGGGAAGAGATTGCCAAAGGGCTTGTTACTATGGGGGGAGCGTTAGCGGAACTATCGATAGCGTTAAATCTTATGAACGGAACATTAGCTGGTTCAGCAGCATTACTCATTGCAAGTGCATCTTTAGCTGTGTTGGCACCAGTTCTGAGTATACTTGGCGCTATGAGCTGGGAAGCAATAGCCAAAGGTTTGGTTTCTTTAGCAGGAGCATTTGCAATTATAGGTGTAGCTGGCGCTGTATTATCACCGATTATTCCAAGTATTTTAGCATTAGCAGGGGCATTTACGCTTATAGGTGTCGGGGTTGCTGCGACAGGAGCAGGTTTATTAGCTGCTGGACTTGGACTACAGGCACTTGCTATTGGACTTACTGCAATAGCAGCAGCTGGAACAGCAGGATCGACAGCACTTGTAGCAGCATTAGCAGTCATTATTACAGGCGTGGCAGATTTGATTCCGGCAGTATTAGTCAAATTGGCAGAGGGAATTGCTCAGTTCTGCGTTGCATTAGCAGGAGCAGCACCACAAATTTTAGAGTCGTTGGTCGTTATTATTACTGCTTGTCTGGCGGCGATATCAAATGTGGTACCACAACTAGTCGAAGTTCTCGTAACATTGTTGGTTACAACTCTTCAAACTTTGGCTGAGCATACGCCAGAAATTGTACAGGCTGTGTTCGATATTCTGATTGCATGTCTACAGGGAATTGCAAATAACATCGGAATGGTGGTTCAAACTGCTATCGATATTGTACTTAATTTCATCGATGGAATCGCTCAAAAATTACCAGATGTGATTCAGTCTGGTGTTAATTTGCTCTTGAGTTTCATCGAAGGCATTATTAGTGCTATCGATAATAACTCCGAGCGATTAGCAAATGATATACGAAATTTGTTTAAAGCATTAATTCGCGCAGCGGTTCTTGTACTTACTGGTGGAGTTGTTGATATCAAAGAAGTTGGTTCCAAGATAATGAATTCTGGACTTATCAGTGGTATCAAGGAGAAATTATCAAATCTTAAGGAAACTGTACGTGATTTGATATCAAATGCCAAGCAGGTCATTCAAGATAAAATAAATGACTTCAAAGATGTGGGAAAGCATATTATAGGTGGACTTATCAGTGGTATTACAGATAAAGCCTCTGATTTGGCTAATTCAGCGATTAATGCGGCTAAGAGTGCTGTGAATGGTGTAAAGAATTTTCTTGGCATTCATTCACCATCAAGAGTATTTGCTGAAATTGGTAGATATACTGATGAGGGATTTATTAATGGTGTGAAGGCTTATGCTGGAAAAGTATCTGACGCTACGGTTGATATGGGAAAAGGTGCTGTTGGCGCAATGTCCGATACACTTTCAACTATTGCAGATTTGGTTAGTTCCGATATAGACACAGAACCTACTATAAGACCGGTAATGGATCTGTCAAATATTCAAAATGGTGCTAATCAGTTGTTTAGTATGATGAAGAGTGTTGACGGGTATTCGTTATCTGGTTCATTAGAAATTGCCAATAGAACCGGTAATCGTATTAATGAAGTAAGAAGCAAAGCAACTGATAATTCCAGTGTGTTAGATAAGATTTCAGATGCTGTTGGAAACTTCAACGGCGGAAATTCATTCGAAAATACATTTAATATCACGGGAAGTAATCCTAAAGAGATTGCAGAAGAAGTATCAAACATTATTCAGAGACAAGTTGAAAGGAGGGATGCTTCATGGGCGTAATTATTTACAATGGTATTTCATCGGAAGAATTCGCTATCCAAGTGGAGCATCCGCCTGGATATGAAACTCCGGAAAAGGACTATGAAGTTACACATATTCCTGGAAGAAACGGGGATATTTATGTCGATAAAGGGTCGTATAAAAATGCATCAAGAAGTTATGACATAGCTATTGGTGCTGAAAATAAGGATTTTACAATGATGGCAAATTTTATTTCGGAGTGGCTTAACTCTGCGTCTGGATATGCTAAGTTGGAAGATTCATATGAGCCGGAATATTATCGACTTGCTGCTTATAAGAGTGGCGGAACAATTGAAAACATATTACAGCACGCTGGGCGTATTACAGTTGAATTTGATTGTAAACCTCAGCGTTTTCTTAAATCTGGAGATATTCCAGTAATTGTTAGAGCAACGAGCAAATTAAGAAATCCCACAGGATTCAAATCGCTTCCTATTATAAAAGTGAACGGTTCTGGAAAGGGTAATCTGAGAATTGGTGACTATGTTATCACTATTTCGAACATTAGCTCGTATCTGACAATCGATAGTGAATTACAGGATGCTTATAAAGGTACTACAAATTGCAATTCACTTGTAACGTTGAGCAACGGATTTCCGAAGCTTATAAAAGGCGAAAACGAAATTTCTTTTTCTGGTGGAATAACAAGTGTGGAGGTGATACCTAAATGGTGGACACTATGATTACTCTTCATGAGTCTACAGAAACATCATTCACAACGAATGGATTAGGCACATTAAGTGACGCCATTACTTGCGAAGTTACTGAAGAAAGAAATGGAGAGTTCGAACTTGAAATTGAATATCCGGTTACAGGTATCAGATATAAGGAATTACAGCTTAGGAGTATCATTATGGCAAAGCCAAATCCTTATTCTGACCCACAACCATTCCGAATCTATGCAATCACAAAGCCAATCAATGGAATTGTTACAATAAATGCAGAACATATAAGTTACGATATGTCTGGATACCCAGTATCAGCATTTGCAGCCGACACAGTTCAAAATGCATTTATTAATATTAAATCCGCATCAGCGGTTGATTGTCCTTTTTCATTTTCAACAGATAAAACTACAACTGCAAATATGACAGTTCTCAAACCATCGAGTATGCGTTCACTTCTTGGAGGCGTTGACGGTTCAATCCTTGATGTGTATGGAGGAGAGTATGAATTCGATAAGTTCAACGTAAAGCTTTGGAATAAAAGAGGCGCGGATAGAGGTGTTAGCATTAGATATGGTAAGAATCTTACTGATTTGAAGCAGGAAGAGAATTGCAGTTCTGTCTATACAGGTGTTTATCCATTCTGGTATTCGGAGCAGGAAGGTCTTGTGCAGCTGGATGAGAAGATTGTAAAAGCCTCTGGCACATATAATTTTACAAGGATTTATCCATTGGATTTATCGCAGGAATGGCAGGAAAAACCAAATCAAGAGCAGCTCAGAGCAAGAGCTAATTCTTATATGAAAGCAAACAACATAGGAGTACCAGCTGTATCATTGACTGTATCATTTGTACAATTGTCACAATCTACGGAGTATGCTAAATATGCGCTTTTGGAGGATGTACATCTTTGCGACACTGTAAGCGTTGAGTTCCCGGAGTTAAATGTTAGCGCCACGGCAAAGTGCATAAAAACTATATATGATGCCATAAGTAATAAGTACGTGTCGATTGAACTTGGAGAATCAAGGACAAATCTTGCATCGACGATTTCTGACCAAAAGCAGGCAATCTCTGATACCATTACTAAAACATTTATGCAACAGGCTATTGAGAATGCTACGCAATTGATTAGTGGAGGTCTTGGCGGTTATGTGATTATGCACAGCAGCACCGGTGGAAAATATCCTGATGAAATTCTTATTATGGATACAGATGATATTGCTACTGCGAAGAAGGTATGGCGTTGGAATAAAGGTGGATTGGGATATTCTTCAACAGGATATAATGGTCCATTCGCTTTAGCTATGACGCAAGATGGTCAAATTGTAGCGGATTTTGTTAAAACCGGAACGATGAGTGCAAATCGTATTAATGGTGGTACTTTAATTCTTGGTGGAAAGAACAACTCAAATGGTACGGCACTTATAAAAGATTCATATGGAAAAGTTCTTATTCGACTTGATAGGGACGGAATAACATTGTCAGAAGATGTTCAGATTTCTTATGAAAATATTTCAGACGCTCCGTCTATTCCAACTAAAGTATCAGAACTTACGAATGATAGTAAATATACAACTATGCCGGATGTTGAAAAGAAAGGGTATCAGACAAAGGCTAATGTGACCAAAATCACTAAGGATACAGTTACAACAACATATGTAAATGCTTTGGATATAACTGCTAAACAGGTTAATTGTAAATCTGGTAGTAAAGAAGCCAATATTAATGCTGGGGCATCTCATTATAAATATTCCAATGAGTACATAGGAGAAATAGGTACAAATAGTTGGACAGGCAATGACAATCGTAGAGGATTGGTATTTGACCTTGATGAAAATGGCGATTACATGACATGGGCGGCACAGCCTAAGAGTGGTCAGAGTTACCTTGTTAAGCTTTTATATGAGCGAAACGGTTATACCTCAAACACTGTGACATACAATGCAGATACCATAAACTTGGGGTGTGATGTTGATATGCATTACTACAAACTTAAGAATGTATCTTGGGAAAATGGTAGTGGAATAACAGGAACAATGAGATTTGTTCAAGTAGGTGGAATGAATAGCGATGGAACCGCTTCAAATTGGAGTAATAACGCATATTTACAATTTGAGAGAGGTGTTTTAGTAAAAGCGGGTTGGTACGATTATTAGGAGGTTTTATGGAAGAAAATGCCACAGAAGTAAAAGATAAGGACCTCGTATTAATCGAGGCGAGCAATGAAGTATCTAAACCGGATGAAGGTGAAGATGTTGCACAAGATAATTCCGAACAGGAACAACTTCGTTCTGATGTAGAATTTTTATCAATGATGACTGGCGTTGATTTAGGGGGTGATTAAAAATGGGTGTATATACACCAGACTCAAACAGAGTTGTGCATTATACGTATGCAGACATGACAGCTCGTCAGATTGTACGTCCGGTTCATCTTGTGCAGTATGATCAGGGATTGCCGATTATTGCGGTAAAATTATATAATGA